AATGGAAAAATCAATGAAACTAATTACCGCACTTGCACTGATTGCACTAACATCAACACCTGCATTTGCTGGCGGTCCACGTTTTCGAGGTAGAACTAATACTTATCACGAAGAGTTCTGCTACAAATATAAAGAACGGTATGTTCCGGGATACTATAATAAGTATGGACGATATGTAGGTGGATATGTAAAGAGTGAGAAGAAAAAAGTTTCTTGTTGGAAAATCAATCGACCATCATATCCACGTCGCTATGAAGATCCAGCACCTAATGTTGGTGGCATTGATGATAACTCCTGCGTAGAAGGTGCGGTCCTTGGTGGCATCCTTGGTGGTGGTGCTGGTGCTGCTGCATCTCGTGGTGATGGACGCTGGTGGGCAATTCCCCTAGGTGTTGTGAGTGGCAGCATGCTTGGATGTCAGATTGACGGAGGTTGACAACTGTCCCCCCTAAAGTGTCCCTGTAGTGTAGAGGGCAAGACACGATAAGAGGGAACGACAAACTGTTCCCCGCCCTCTCATCCCTTTCACTTCTTCATTATGGCAACTCGTTCACGCATTGGTATTGCACTTCAAGATGACTCTATTCTTTCTGTTTATCATCATTGGGATGGTTATCCTACTTGGTTGGGAAGGATACTTAAGACGCACTACAATACGAAGGAGAAAGTAGCAGACCTGATTGACGGTGGTGATATGTCATGCTGCTGGACAAATGAGCGTTGGGGTGATGTCAACGAATATGGTGGACAAATGAAAAAAGAGGTTAAGGAATATGGTCCTCAATACTATTCACAACGCGGTGAGAATTGTCCTCCTCGTTATGACCTCAACGAGGCAGAGTTCCTGTCTAAAGGTGAAGAATACTCCTACATCTTCCGCAATGGTGAGTGGGTATGTTATGATATGAATGAGTTCAATGACAATGATCCTGAACTTGTTGAAATTCCTAGTGGAGCACTTGCTGTATGATTGATTTTACTGATATTGAATTGCTTCAACTTCAATTTTGTATGAAAGAAACAAAGAAGTTGATGATGCACCCATCTGAACATGAACGTCATGCTTCTATCACTCAAAAAGTTGAGAATGAGATGGAGAAACGTAAAAGAGAAACAGGCGCATATACGCCTGAAAATGTCATCAAACAACTGGAGGAATTGTTAAATGATCGACTACAATGACGACCGCAGAAAATTTCAGGTGGATCGAATGATTGAAGATTTTATTGCTGAGTGTGAAGAAGAAGCAGCAAAACTAGAAGTTACTGTAGACTACTACATTGCGGAGTTCACATGAATCTACCTGATGGTTTCCCACACAAACCACCTGAAGGATATTCTTATGAAGTTAAAGAACACAAGAGAAACATGGTTAGCATTTGGTTGCGTAACCATGCTTCTTTTTCATACACATCTGATCCTGTCCGCACAATCTGGGGCTTCTACAACACAAAGAAGGGATGCTATCACGCGCCTATTAACTCCACCAAGCACGGAAATCAGGTAGACATTAAAGACACCCGTGATTATACTGCTATGCAGTTAAACCTAAATCCATTGATGCGGGCATTTTTATGAAGTACATTCCTCAGGTTGATGACTATGTGAGATGGAAAAACCATGAGGGTTGGGTCTACTTTAAGTGTGATGAATCTCTCAGTATTGAGATAGGTGTAAAAGATAAGGTATGTTCTCTTGGCACACGTCACAAAAAAGATCACACTCTCCTTGTATGCTATAACTTTCAATGGCATGAATTAGAGTATGTCAAGAATAGGAGAGAGAATAATATCGATGAGTACAAGTCACAACAGTACAGACACAAGGATCCGTGAATAAGATATGGAAAATATGGAAGTATGCCATCGGAAGTTTCAGTGATGACAAAACAGAACCTTACGATAATTATGTTGCTGGCATACGCACCATTATATTTGTTAGTTACATGGTCACTAACGCTTTTATTGTATCTGGAGTATTGAGGCATTGGAATGATGTACCAAGTCAACTACATGAAACCCAAGAAAAAGGGTTATGCAAAACAAACAGCAACATTCGTTAAAATTGATGATGCTGTATTCTGGGAGAAAGTCATGACTGAACAGGGATGCACTGACTTCCAAATCCTGGTTAAGTAAACTGTCCCCCCTAAAGTGTCACCACATTGTAAGCACAACCACATGGAACGCTACCTGAACGAGCAACAAATAGAGGAACTTGTCAACTTTGATTATGTTGAAAAAGACCTCGCTGATTTAGTTGAGGATGAACAAAAGTTCAACCTTAATGACTACCTAAACTCCAACATTGATTACTAAAATGAAACCTGCTGAAGTTCTCTATCAAATGCGTGAGATGCGTGACATCTGGCGCGAGCAAGATTTCCGCTTCACTAATGAGCAACAGGCAAAATACAATGACCTGAAAGCACATCGGCAAGAGCGGATCAAATACTTCTATGATAATGATCTTGTGCAGAAAGGTCCAAAAGTGACCAAGAAAGTAGAACCAGAACAAGAGGAGGAATAAATAACTGAAAAGTGTAAGTAAGAGATGAAAACCTTTCGGGAGTTTATTACTGAAGTCTATGACAAAGATGTCATGGGATCCTCTCAGATTCGCCGCCAGGGTGAAGGTGGGAGGATTGGTGCGGAGCGTAAGAAAACTAAACCCGAAATGCGCCGCATGAAACCAATCGGAGGGGGCAAGACTGCTCCTTCTGACTATAAATCAAGAAAGGACATTGGCACACAACGTCCACGCTCTGCTAAAGAACAACAACCCACAAAGGAGAGAGGTTCTGCTGCATTATCTGCTAAGGAAGCACAACGCAAAGCATATAAAGAGAGAAAAGCAAGAGAAGCAGGAGCAAAAACACAGACTGCTTCACAACTATTGACAAAAAAAGCACCCGAAAAGAAAGCAAACCCCAACTATAAAGGTGATGCTAATGTAAGAACAACTAAGGGTGTCTACACTAAGGATGAGAAAAAGCAAATCCGCCGTGCAGGTGAGAGATTGGTGAAAGATATTCAGAAGAAGAGAGAGAAACCTGCCAGCAACTACAATGTAAACTTAAAGAGGTAGTGCTGGACAAATAGAACTGTCCCCCCTAAAATGATGTAGTAGTGAGTGACCAACCTTTGATGATCCAACTTCGTCCCCACCAACAACGCGCCACAGATGCTATGTTGGCACATGACAGGGGACAGATCATTGTGCCTACTGGTGGTGGTAAAACCCTGACGATGATCATGGACACCAAGATGCGCCATGAAGTTATCAACAACGGCACCACCACAGTTATTGTTGCTCCGCGTATTTTGTTGGCGGAACAACTGTGCTCTGAGTTTCTGGAGATTATTGATACTTCTCACACGCATGTGATGCACGTTCATAGCGGTGAAACTCATCACTACAGCAACACAAATCCCGTGAACATTCATGTCTTCGCTAACACTGCGCGAAACATGGGTGAGAACTGCATCATCTTTACAACATATCATTCGCTTCATCGTGTGATGGAGGCAGATATTGAGGTGAATACAATATACTTTGACGAAGCACATAACAGCGTTCAGCGTAACTTTTTCCCTGCGACTGAGTTCTTTGCTGGTGATGCTGATCGCAAATACTTCTTCACTGCTACACCTAAACATTCTCTTACAGTATTCAAACCAGGAATGAATGATCCTGAAGTATATGGTCAGGTGATTTGTAATGTTCCTGCACCTAAACTTGTTGAGCAAGGTTATATTCTCCCACCTAAAGTTGTGGTCAAGAATCTACCCACTGGTGATGCTAAGTTGACTGATTGTGACAACTTGCTGCACACCATTGATGAACAACCACTAGACAAGATTCTCATTGCTGCTAGATCTACTAAGCAAATCATGCGCTTGGTTACACAATCTAACTTTTGTGAAGAGATAGAATCTCGTGGATATTCATGGATGCACATTACTTCTAAGCACGGTGCAATCATTGACGGTGTGAAAGTCAATCGTGAATGTTTCTTCGAGACACTCAACAAGTGGGGACAAGATCCCGACAAAAAGTTTATCGTCATGCACCATAGTATTCTGTCTGAGGGTATGAATGTCAAGGGACTTGAAGCAGTATTCTTTATGCGGAACATGGACTACATTGGTATCAGTCAGTCCATCGGTCGTGTGATTCGTACTGGTGGAGAGAACAAAACCTTTGGTCTAGTTTGTATTCCCGTGTATGATAAGGTTGGTATCAGCACGTCACGCAGAGTTCAGGCAGTTGTTGATACTGTATTCCAAAAGGGTGAACCAGCTATCACTGAGGTGCGTCGATGAAACTAACACAACAGAAGAGCGATATTCTAGATCCCAAACCATCAGAGCAGGGATTTATTGTGGGAAAGTATAATGATCCTATGATGTATGCTGCTGTTCCTGTTGGCAATAGCAATACAAAACTAGCAATAGTTCATCAAGGTTGGGTCATTAAAGTATGTCGCAATCGTCAATCAGCAATCAATTACATCAACAAACACAAGAAGAAGTAAACTGTCCCCCCTAAAGTGTCCTAGTATTATGAAGAACACACACCTACAACATCCTGAAGATGCGATTCTCACAGGGGATCTCACAGTTCTTGACTGGTTTACCTGCCAAGATAGTCAACTCTCTACAAAAATTGATGGTGCTCCTGCGATTGTATGGGGCACGAATCCTGCGACAGGTAAGTTTTTCGTGGGAACAAAATCAGTGTTCAACAAAGTTAAGGTCAAAATCAATGAAACTCATGAAGAGATTGAGCAAAATCACACTGGGACAGTTGCTGAAATTCTGCATCATTGTCTTGATTGCCTCCCTCCTACACCCCATATTATACAATGTGATTTTATTGGTTTTGGTGGCGATGATACTTACACACCTAACACGCTGACATATATCTTCCGTGAATTTATCACAGAAAATATCATCGTCGCACCTCATACAATATACTACGCTGAGAGCGACCTGAGAGACGCTGTAGCACGTCCTATTGACTTTCGCTTAGCAGATACACCTCGCTGTAAGTTTATTCAACCTAAAGCATACATGTTTGATGAGGACTTCGCAGAGATTGTTGCATTTACTAAACAAATGTCGTTGATGTGTGAGTTCCTTACTCCTAAGCAATCACAGCAGATTCAGCAACAACTTAATAGTGTCATTCGTGCTGGTCTCGATATTGATGACCTGACCTTAGATGCACTTGCGTTTGCTAATGACATCGACGTAAATGTATTGCGTTTGTGGTCGCTTGTCAAGTCTATTAAGGAGGATATGCTTTATCTTTGCCGCAACAATGGTCCCAAAGCATACATTGGTAACCGACAATGTGGTGGTGAGGGTTATGTTCGTACCAATGAGTTTGGTATGTTCAAACTTGTAAATAGAGAGGTTTTCTCTCATGCTAACTTCACAATGCCTAAGAGTTGGTAACTGTCCCCCCTAAACTGTCCCCATAGTGTAAGCACTGATCCAATGACTACCACTTCCTTTGCTGACTACGTTGCTACACAAGATGCACGGAATGACATTCAACTTAACATCCGCAAATATACTTTGATGTTGTGTGATTGTCTGACTGATGATTTCACTCGTAGTCATCCTAACTCTGATCCCTATAAGTTTTACATTGAGTCTGGTCGTAAGTATCACAAAGTGATCATGGCAACTGAATCAGGTTCCTGTTCAGTTCATGCTTTCGTTGATAAAAAGACTGGAGAAGTTTACAAACCAGCATCATGGAAAGCACCTGCAAAGATTGTTCGCTTCAATCTTCTGGAGATTACATCGCGTGAGCAATGCTTTGCCCGTGCTGATTGGGCAGGAAGTTATCTCTATGTTCGATGAACTTTTCCCTGGAACTATTGACCAACTGAACAAACTTACCATCATTCGTTATGATCGCCCCGTTCCCTATTCTCAGCAAGATGATTCACTCAAAGAAAATGATCACCGATGTGATCAAAACTTGCGACAACGTTGATACTCTCAACAAACAAGAAAAGTTTTCAGTTTTCTGTCAAGTTTGCGACAACTTGCTGGAAGATGGTAGAATTACCAAAGCAAATCACACTCGTTGGACTAACATTTTTTGATTATGAAATGGGAAGTAAAGTTGTATGTTGGTGGTAGAGTTTTC